TGGATGGGAGAAAACTGACGTGCAAGAACACCTAATTGTAAATCCTGATGTATGCCCTAACTGTGGAGAAAATATGCTAGGGGACGGCTATACGCTTCCTTATCACTGCCCTAATGCATACGAAGAGGATTGGTGGTATGAACCGCCTGATAGCGGGCCCTGGCTCTGTACTTTGAATGAAGATTATGATGAACCCACTGAAATGGATGAGTGGGCAAGTTATGATCCGGACTGCTAATGAACGTAGAAGATTTACTTAATAGAAAAAGTATACCCTTTACTCCTAAAGGTAAAGATTATGTCATTAGATGTTTAAACCCTGAGCACGATGATAGAAATCCTAGTATGAGAATAGACCAAGTAACTGGTGTATTTAATTGTTTTTCTTGTGGGTATAAAGGAACAGTCTTTGCACACTTCGGCCAGAAAGCCGATAGAATGGAAATGCGAAGGCAGATGCTAAAGAAAAAGATAAAACAGGTAAGAGAGGACAGTGTAGGCGTAGAGTTGCCTATAGATGCTACACCTTATATTGGTAACTGGAGAAATATACGCCCAGAAACTTACAAAAAGTTTGGCGCATTTTTAAGTGCGGCAAAAGAGTTTAGTGGTAGACTGTGCTTTCCCATATACGATAGAACTGGGAAGGTAGTAGCTATACAGGCTCGTACTCAAACAAATCAAATGCCAAAATACTACAACGCTCCTGCAGGTGCAAAGATGCCTTTGTTTCCTACAGTTGAGCCTATACACAGTAGTGTAGTAATGGTTGAAGGAATTTTTGATGTTCTTAATTTACATGATAAAGGACTTACAAATGCGCTCTGCTGTTTTGGAGTGCGTAATTTTAATGAGCAAAAAGCAGAAATGCTCTCTGTCCAAGGCATTACAAATGTAGAGATATTTTTGGATAATGATGAAGCTGGGCAGACCGGAGCAAAAAAAGTACAAGAGATATGTGAGGAAATTGGCCTTATCACACGCATCATTAGTATTGGTGATAAATTTTTAGATGCAGGTGCGCTATCTCAACAACAAGTAGATAAACTACGGAGTAAATTATATGCCTAAGGTTGCATTAGTAGAAACCAAACCAAGTAAAACAAATTTTGCTAGAGAGTTCGAAGGAGCTTTTGAGTTTGATCAGTATCAACTCTGCTCAGATCCTAGCATCAAGAAAGTTTTAAAACGAGATTGTGATATAAATATGAACCCAGATGAGTATGACTGGGTTGTTCTTGTGGGCTCAGATGCCTTAAAATACTTTACTAGAATTAATTCTGTTACAGAATATTCAGGCAAGAAGGTAGAAGAAAAGTTTTTGCCTGTAATTAACCCAGCTATGCTTGCATTTAAACCCGAAGCAAAAAGAACTTGGGAAGAGTCTAAAGGTAATATTATAAAGTACATCTCTGGAGAGATTGAAGATGTAGTAATTAACGAAGAGATTGCTTTCGGCATTCAAGATACGGAGAAGGCAAATGAATTTATTCAGAACGCCATCAAAGATCCACACGGATATGTGGCTCTTGATTCTGAAACAACTGGGCTGTATCCTAGAGACGGTTATATGCTTGGTATTAGTCTTAGTTATAATGGCGAGTGTGGGGCTTATATTGATACCGACTGCTTTGATTATCGCACTGAAGCACTTTTACAGCAGTTATTTGATAGTAAAATAGTAGTATTTCATAATGCTAAATTTGATATGGCATTCTTTGAGTATCATTTTAATTTCAAGTTTCCTCAGTTTGAGGATACAATGCTACTACACTATTTGATTGATGAGAATCCTGGAGGACATGGCCTAAAGCAGCTGTCTCTAAAGTATACTCCATACGGGGACTATGAAAAGCCTATGTATGATTGGATTGATAAATACAGGAAGGAGACTGGAGTATTAAAAGCAGATTTTCAGTGGTCTTCAATCCCCTTTGATGTTATGAAAACATATGCTGCAATGGATGCAATGTGTACATTTTTGCTATATGAAAAATTTAAAAAGATAAAGCAAAACAAAAAACTTTTAAACGTTTATGATAATCTTTTGATCCCAGGTACTAGATTCTTAACCGATATTCAAGATAATGGTGTACCCTTTGATAGAGAAAGATTATACATAGCACAAGATGCTATGCAAACAGATATAGATATTGCAATAAGTACTCTATATGAAAATGATAAAGTAAGACGATTTGAGGAGTTAAATGGAAAAGCTTTTAATCCTAATAGCACTGTGCAGTTGCGGAGCCTTTTATTCGATCACCTTAGTCTCCAACCGACTGGAAAGAAAACTGGCACGGGCGCAGAATCTACTGATGCGGAAGTGCTCAAAGAACTCTCAGCTCAAAGCGATGTACCAAAACTCATCTTGGATATACGACAAAAATCTAAAATCAAGAATACTTATCTTGATAAGATCATACCTCAACTTGACAGAGACTCTCGTCTTCGTACAGGCTTTAACCTTCATAGTACCACTAGTGGTCGTCTTAGTTCTAGTGGTAAACTTAATATGCAGCAACTTCCTAGGGATAACCCTACTGTAAAAGGGTGTATCAAGGCAGCCCCGGGGCATAAAATTGTTGCTATGGATTTAACTACTGCAGAAGTATATGTTGCAGCAGTTCTTGCAGGAGACGAAGCACTTATGGACGTGTTTCGTAGTGGCGGTAATTTTCACAGCACCATCGCACATAAAGTATTTAGGTTGCCTTGCGAAGTAGAGGAAGTTGCAGAATTGTACTCTGATCGAAGACAGGCTGCTAAAGCTGTTACTTTTGGTATTATGTATGGTGCAGGGCCAGCTAAAATTAGTGAACAAGTAACTAAAGACAGTGGTAAATATTTTTCTAGGCAAGAAGCTCAAGAAGTTATTACCGAATATTTTGAAGCATTTCACAAGCTAAAAGCTTGGATTGAAGATAGACAAAAGTTTATTGAACAAAATGGATTCGTTTATAGTTACTTTGGAAGAAAGAGGAGATTGCCTAATGTCGAAAGCTCAGATAAGGGCATCAAGAGCCATAGCATTCGTTCTGGTCTTAACTTTCTGGTACAGTCTACTGCTAGTGACATTAACCTTCTTGGGGCAATAGACATGGGGGACTTTGTTAAAAGTCAAAGACTTAACTCTAGAATTTTTGCACTAGTACACGACTCGATTCTAGCAGAAGTTCCAGAGAAAGAAATTAAGTTCTACTGTCAAATGCTACAAAAGTTTGTACAAAAAGACAGAGGTGTATATATTCCAGGTGCTCCAATAGGATGTGACTTTGAGATTGGAGATGACTACTCAATGGGTAAGTTTGAAAAGCTCTATGTCTCTGACCTATAAAGATATAGCCATAGTAAGATTTCCTGTTTATGCAGTTTCTTCTGCAAACTGGTATGGGCAAGATGGTTTATTATTTTTAGAAAATAAAATATTAGACGATAAAAATATGAGAGGAAATAGTTTAGGTATAAGAAGATTACAAACTCCTCACAAAAATTTATACCCTTTAAAACATCAATTAGATGATTTGAGGGGTATAATAAAATCAAATAAAAAAACTTTTGTAGATAGTAATGGAGCAGTATTTACTTATACCAAAACAGAGTTTTCACAATTAAAATATTATAAAATTAAGGACATAGTTCAAAAGGGTACATGTTCCTTACTTAAATTATACAATATTAAAAATCCTTTTATTATACCTAGGCCTCCACATACTGATATGAAATATGCAGGAGTCCTACACTACAATGGCCTTCCGTGGGTTTTATATGACTACGCGGAAGAAAAACTAAAAGATACGAGACGAAAAATATGAGATATTTATTTTGCTTTTTACTTTTCTTACCCGGATGCTCAACAACAGAAATTTTAGATACAATGTCTAAATTCAATCAAGATAAACCTCTCTTTAGTCCTTATGGGTGCTTAGAGGATGAAGTTCTTTGGTGTGAAGGGCACGATAGAAAAAGTGCAGATTGCATGTGCGTTGAAAGAACTATAATGGAAAATAGATTACGGCAACTAAAAAGATTCTAAAATGAAAGCTGTTCTCAGCAATCGTATTTATATGGATGCAAACTTGGAACTTCGAGAGAAGTTATCCAAGGAGTTGACGTACAAAATTGCACCACAGAATCCTAATGATCCTCCGATCATTATTAAGAATCTGCAGCGGGTGCGCGAAAATCTGGTATCAATACCAATCGGACGAGGAGATTTAATACCAAATGCATATGAAGTGGTTGACAAGAGGGTTATGGTGCCTGTTGATTTTCCTAGGTTTCAGTTTGTACTCCGAGAAAGTCAACAAGCCGTATACGACGAACTCGACGATAGCAGTATCATCAATGCGTGGGTCAGTTGGGGGAAGACCTTTACAGGGCTCGCACTTGCCGGAAAACTATCACAAAAAACGTTAGTAATTACACACACAGTATCTCTGAGAAATCAGTGGGCAAAAGAGGTAGAAAAAGTATATGGAATCTCCCCTGGAATTATTGGTAGTGGTAGCTTCGATACCGATTCTTGTATTGTGGTTGGCAATACCCAAACACTCTACAGAAACATCGATCGAATTCGAAAAATGTTTGGAACAATTATCTTGGACGAAATGCATCACGTATCTTCGCCAACGTTTGGAAAAATCATCGACACAAGTCACGCACGATACAAAATCGGACTGAGTGGCACAATTGAGCGAAAAGACGGAAAGCATGTAGTCTTTCGTGACTACTTTGGTAGCAAACTCTTTCAACCTCCCAAAGAAAATTTTATGACTCCGAGTATTGAGATTTATCGCTCGGAAGTACGCTTCATGGACGGTGCAAATATTCCATGGGCAAATCGAGTAAACAATTTAGCAAACAATGAAGAGTATATTCATAGCGTGTCTCTGCTTGCATCCTACTATGCAGCACGAGGGCATAAGGTACTTGTAGTATCAGATCGCGTGCACTTTCTTAAGACTTGTGCACAATTAGTAGGAGAAAAAGCAATTTGTGTAACAGGGGAAGTGCCCCACGAAGAGCGAGAAGCTCTCATTGATGAGATAAACTATGGAAATAAAGAAATACTTTTCGGAACTCAAGCAATTTTTAGCGAGGGCATATCCGTCAACTCTCTATCTGTCCTTATACTCGGTACGCCCATTAATAACGAACCCCTCCTCACCCAGCTCATCGGAAGAGTCATCCGAGAGCAAAAAGGAAAACGAGACCCAGTAGTGGTTGATATTCATCTAAAAGGTAAAACAGCAACTCGTCAAGCCTCTAATCGTATGGGATATTATATGAAGCAAGGCTACTCTATAAATCAAATATAACATAGAAAAATAGTTCTTGACATGAGATCCAATTTGATGTATAATGGTATGTTCTTATATGACTGGCAAAAGATTTATGAAAAAGGTGGTGGCGATGCTTCCACCATTTTTACTATCTTTAAAATAATGGTAAATAATGAAGTGCCTAGAAATAAATACGATGTAACGTATAAATTTAGCAATATACGTTTTATCGGAGAATCATTTCTTGCACATCCTGATGTACTCCTATATAACTCATATAAGTATAGCCATGTCGAGGTAGCCCAGTACCTTGCCTTGGCTTCTTTACGTCCGCTTTCGGACTATTTAACAACTGGGAAAACCAGTCTAGATCGTAAGTTACTCGAACTAGACATATCATTTTTTGACGACAACAGTCTACTTGATATTCAAGAAGATAAAATTATTTTTGAGTATGAAGAAGTCCCACAGGAGAAAACACAATGGCATTAAACTTTAATGAAGCCGCAGGCGGCGCAAAAAAATCATCAATCACTTCATTCTCTTACCGTGACGGTGAGAATGAAGTAAGACTTGTAGGCGACGTTCTTGCACGTTATGTGTACTGGCTTGAAGGAAAGAACGGTAAGAATATTCCGTTCGAGTGTCTATCATTTGATCGCAATGAGGAGCGATTCAATAACAAAGAAAAAGATTGGGTTCGCGAGTACCATCCCGATTTAAAGTGTGGTTGGAGCTATGCTATGCAGTGCCTCGACCAAGGTGAAGTAAAAATTATTAATCTCAAAAAGAAGCTGTTTGAAGCTATTCTTCAAGCGGCACAAGATGGTCTAGGAGACCCAACAGATCCAGAAAGCGGCTGGGATGTTAAGTTCAAGCGTGTAAAGACTGGCCCTCTGCCCTACAATGTAGAGTACCAACTTCAAGTATTGA